AACTATTTTAGATGTCGTCTATGTCTTCACCAGTTTTTTGGTCATTATCCTCTCTTTCCGTGGGAGTAAGAGCGGTCTCTGGACCAATCTTGAGTGTCTCCCAGTCCATGTAAGAAGAAAAATCACGCATAGCGGCAGCTCGCATTTTTACACACTTGAAGGTAATACAATTATCTTCCTGTGACCAAGTTTCAAGACTGTATGCAGCATCTGCTGCGTCCAGTATTCCCTTGGCAAAACGAGCCTCACCGCTAGCGTCAGTTTGGTATGGCGAGAAGACGGGGGTTTCAAACTCTTGTGCCATACTCTTCAGTGCTTTACTAACTTCAATCTGCTCTGTCCAGTCATACTGCCCGCTACGGGAGGGCATACTGGATCTTTTAACTTGATTGATATAGTCCACGATAATCACGCCGACGTCCATCTTGCTTTTGATTTTCTTATCAAGTTCTGAGCGTATCTTAGAGATAGTCAAGCTAGGGTCATAAATTACGTCCAGCTGTTGAGTCGGGAGAAGCTCACAGCTAGTCTTTAACTTATCATGAAACTTCTCAAAGTCTCGATGTTCTCGATACTCTGCCAGTCTCTCCTGACTATCACTATATCTTGCAGCCCACCAACTAGCTACTTGCTCCCACTCAGGAATACTAAGATTCTTAGTTCGTAAGCGAGAGAAAGGTACGCCAGTGGCAATCGAACAACACCGTTGCAGTATTGCACGACTGTCCATTTCAATGGTGAAATATAAGGCAGACTTGCCAGAAGCATAGACTGAGTTAGCTATGTTCGCACAAGTGATAGATTTCCCTGCCCCGCGACGGCCTCCGACAAGAATCAAGTCTCGGGGGGAGAACGTGATGTCTTGGTCATACTCCGTATTTAGACCGAGAGGCAGGTACTTTCCAAGTTCTTCATCTGGTTCAAACAAGGGAATACGTTGCATACTCTCTTGTGGTTCTTGAAGTTCTACTTTTTCTTCGATATCAAGAACTATCTGATGTAGATGATTTACTGACTCCTCCGCATCCTCGAATGATATGGAGTTGTCAACATAATCCTCAAGAGACTTGAGTATCTCTTTCTGAGTATACTCATTCTTGAGGTACTGTAGAAGCATGAAAGGCTCAGCTTCCACATCGATGGCATCTATCGCAAAGAGTAGTTCTTTGGTAGATGTATCACGGATCTCGAACTTTAGATCCTCAAGGGTGGGGAGTCGGTGAAACTTCTCACAGTGCTTGTCGATCTCTGTGAAGAGGCGATGGTATGCTGTGGGCAAATAGTGCTTGCGAGTGGAAGACCAAGACTCGAAATCTTGCAGGTCTAATACTTGCTTCAAGTAAGCACTTGCTATGTTCAACGATTCCCCCGATAAGAGTACAGCCGCAACGACCCCTCATCACGGCTGTAAAATTAACACTATTTTAATTTAGCTGGCGGCAGCTTTTTCTTTTTTAGCCGCACCATCATAATCAGACGCTGTTAATCCTCTTCGGGTCAACATAGTCTTCACACCTCTTGCAGTCTTGCCAATCGACTCTGCGATCGCTTCAACTGTCATGTCAGACACATCTCCCAGCTCTGCGAGAGGATCACTCTTTGCAGAACCTTTGGTGTGTTCTTGACGGGGAATAGCGTCAATGTCACCAGAACGAAGTAGGCTAAGAGCCTTTCCTCGTACACTGTTTACACTACGGTCAAGAGCTTCGGCGATTGCTTCGACGTATGCTCCTTCGTTTACCATAGATATGAAAGTCTCTTCCTCTTCAGGAGAGTACGTTCTAACAGTCTCCACTTTGGGAGCTGGTTTCACATGGTCAGTAAGTTCCATTGAAAGAATCTTACCTTGTATAGACTTTGCACTAAATGCTCCGCCTTCAAAGTTCTCAGCAATCTGAGCATAGGTATACTCGCCACTATTGTCTGAAACAAAAGCTGCAAGTGTAGCCTCTTGTCCTTCAGAGAAAGCACGAGTGCTCTTTGCTGAAGCAAGTTCTACTTCGTAACCCATCTTTCTCAGTTTACTAGAAACTGACCTTGTAGTAGTCTCAAGCTGCTCTGCTGCTTCTGCAACAGTGTCTTGTGATACTGGGGATTCATCACCGATGAAATTTGTGAGCTCTTCGGTACGCTCGTCTGTCCACTTAGGCAGGGTTGCCATAGTTTAGTCTCCTATCCATTCATTTAGACTTGTAATTATTGTTATGCCCCGTTCTCGGGCTTCTTTTGTTTTTGCAGACTCTATGCCTGACTCATTTATTAGGAATATCACATCCTTTGTCAAACTGCTTTTTACCACATATCCTGCATATGATAAAGCCTTTGTAGCTTCTGCTTTTGTTTTGAAACTTGAAAGTTTGCCGGTAATACATACTGCGCCCTTTGTTTCAGTTGCAATTTTTGGAGTTTGAAACTGCCAGTCAAAAGGTAGTTTCTTAAGACTGTCCTCAAACTCGTCAGAGTACCAGCTAAGCAAACTTTCTGTTGCTTTCGGCCCAAGTCCTGCGGCTTTACACTTGTCCTCATCAAGATCAAAGAGACTTTTGATTTTGCTGGACAATTTAGTTGCTGCAGTCTTTCCGATCAACGGAATACTAAATGCAGGTAATACATCATTCATACTAGCTTTTCTTGAATGATTGATTTCTCTTAAAAGTTTTATAGCTAGCTTTTCAGAGGAAAGAGCACACTTGATACTATAATACGAAAGATTATAAATATCGAGAAGGGAGGTAAGTCCCAACTTTTCTATGCTCTTTGGGCCAAGCCCCTTGATCTTTAGCGATCTTGCGAAATGCTCAATCCGTTTCTGAATCTGAGCAGGACACAGGATATTAGTGCAATAAAGCATATCGTTCTTCCACTCAAGTGGTGATTCACAAGAGGGGCAGACTTCGGGTGCTAGTATCGCTTGCATAAAGATTCCTCTGAAAATGAAAATATATTATACGAAAAATTAGGTCTCATGTCAAGAATTATTTTTCCTCAACTCTTCGGACAATACGAGGGATAATTTCACCACTTCGTATGACCTCGACCTTACATCCGATTTCAAGTCCCAACTGCTCGATGTGAGCCATATTGTGTAGGGTTGCTCTCTGTACAAGAGCATCTCCAATCATAACAGGCTCTAGAATAGCCACTGGTGTGACTACTCCAGACTTACCTGTTTGCCACTCAACATCTTTCAGCGTAGTTATCACACCATCTTTCTGTTCCTTGAAAGCAAGAGAACCTCTTGGGTGGTGTGCAGTAAATCCTTGCTCGCTCCAATACTTTGTATCATCTAGTCGGAAAACTCTCCCGTCTTGAGGATACAACGAAGCATCAATGGAATAAACTGTACTAATACCGAACGACTCTACCATCTGCAGGACATCTACCCAAGACTCGATAAAGTATGGACGCATATCATAGGCAACAAACCGAAGTTCGTTACAGCGTGCCTTGAACTCTAGCGGATCTTTGAGGTTTAGCGACCCCGCAGCATAGTTGCGAGCATTAGGTATAGACGTAGGAGCGACAACTTCTCCATCAATCTGTATCTCTTTTAGATAGTTTATCTTGGTCGGAACAAGATACTGGATCTTGTTCAGAATGTCAAGACCAATCTTTCCGTTTCCTCTTGTGAGGGCGGAAGATAAGTTACCATCTCGATACATAATGGAGACTGCCGCTCCGTCTAGTTTAGGAGTGCAGGTTACTAACTGCCCTTCGTGTTTTACTCTGAGCCAGTTCTCTAGCTCTTCGTTGTCAAATGTTTTCTGTAAAGAGTACATTTGATACTTGTGCGGAACTCCAGACTCGGGAGTATACCCGATCTCTTCAAGCCCGTCATACAAAGCGTCCCACTCAGGATCAGTCAAAGGACTGTTACCACCTTCGTAGTATTGCTTTGCTATTGAATTTTTGTTAGTATTCTCACTCATATTTATATATTATACTAGAAAAGGGAACAAAAGTCAAGAATTATTTTTAGCAATCGGGGTCAAAGTCATGCCACTCCTGTGCTTCATCTGGTTGTCCATCATAATCGTGTTTATATAAATTATCAACAAGGTCTTGAAAGTTCTCCTCTATAATCTCTCGGGACTCTGCTAGAGATAGTATCTCTGTGAGTGCGCGAAAAAGTTCTCTGGAGTTATTGAAGTCAATCGGCATTGCTATACCTTCTGGTGTAGGCTTCCATTCCTCAAAAAAGTCCATGTAATACTTTCGTAGGTGCAGATACTCAACACCCTTAAAAGTATTTACTGAGATTCGTACTTGTACTTGTTTCTCTTCATCGTAGTGTATTATATGCTCATATATTGGAGCTGGCTCATGTATTTGTATCATGAGTCGTTCTTCAGCACTGATGCAAGTGGTACTACACTTGTTACATTCTTAGGTTTCAACAGGCGATAAGAATCCGTGTCCCAACAAAATAATAGTAGGGTTTCACTGGATTCTCTCGCTCGGTTCTTCTTGTCTCGAATGTATTTTGTACTAAAGTCTAACGTACAGACATTGTACTTCAGCTTCTTAGAGTTCTCACTACGATAAGTAATGATAGCATCGCCATACTCATCAACAAGTTTGGCTAGTTCTTCCTTCTTCACGCTGTTCCTTAGTTAGGTGGGTAAAATCTTTTACTGTCCTACACTTAAGAAACAAAAAAAGCCTCGGGGATCTCACCCGAGGGAGTACTAGTCGGCCAATAAGCCTGTGAAATACTGAGCTGCTTTACCAGTCAACTTAGATATAATATCTTCGTCTACTGACAAGCCTTTGTCATTGATTGCAGCAATAAGTGCCTCTTGTGCTGCTTGTTTAGAGACGCGTGTACCACCTGAGGAAGTCCCACCACCATTCGCTGTAGCGGGAGTCTTTTTTACATAGACACCTGCCTTGGTCAATATCATACGAACTCCGTTGGGGCTTTCTCCCAAGTCGTCTGCAATCTCTTTTACAATTTCCATAGAAGTTTCAGGAGTTGGTTCTGCGTCCTGATACGCTTCTATTGCTTCTGCTTTTTTCTCGTCTGTCCACGCCATTCTGCGTTTTCCTCTTTGTTGTTGTTGAAAATAAAATCGGTCGCCCATTTGGTTTCCTCATTTTTAAAATACTATTATACTTCTATTTAACATTTGTGTCAAGAACTTTTTTTGGTATGCACTAAATTTTTTCAATATCGATTCCGTGTTCTTCGAGGTGTCCAAGTTTTCCTAAATCGTACGCGAGTGCAGCGGCATGGAAGCCTCCCACTGTCAGGAATTCGCTAGTCTCCTGTAGGATATAAACATCATAACACTTGCACCCATACTTTTCAATGTAGTACGGAGCGTTAGTTGTTTCTTTTACCACTGTAGCAGGTGCGTGATAGAAGGCAGACCAAACAGTCTCTCCGTCTACAAACTCATCACTTACACACTCGTCTGGTAAAAATGCATACCCTTTTCGCTCCTCTACTGATGCAGGTCGTGTTGGTACTCCTACTCGGTCGAGTATGGCTCGTACAAACCCCGTAGAGCGGTACATACCTTGAGATATCTGAGACACAGAGTCGCCTCGTAAATAAGAAGTTATAGCTTCTTTTATTTCTGCTGCACTGGCTGGTTTCCCTTTTAGTTGAGCTTTTCTCTTCGCTCTAAAGTTTAGTTTATCTTGAAAATCCTGTATAATACTATTCAGTCTTGTAGTATTATACGTAATATTCAAAATCTGACAGGCTTCCTTTTTGGTTATCGGTTTCTCCGAGTTCAAAAGGTTTATCACGTGTTGTATATTTTCCTGTGTCAGCTTCTCGTGCTCTTTCTTCTTCACTCTTGCCAAGTAATTCATCCTCCAACTTAAATAATAAACAACACATCGCATGGGCTAAATGCGATAGTCCAGTCTCCTCGTCTTCTAACTCTCCGTCCATGTGGGCAAAAATATGTCTCAATGCAGCACTTGTGTATCTATTCTGTAGATCATCTACTTTACGCCAGTTCTCGGCATCATACTTCTCTGCTCCATAGGTTAATACTTTTCCTACTTCCAGTATGGACTTCGGAGGCAGCAAATAAAGTTTTGCTTTGTCTCCATCATACTTTCTACCTTCCAAGTTTGTTTCTCCCCACCAATTCCATCTACCTTGTGATTCTTTCTTCATAATCTGCTTCTTCTTCGTTCCACCACGGTGGCTTCTCTCGATACTTCCAAGATGCAAACGTTGCTTTGTCTTTGTGATAAAATCTACGATACGCTTCTATGGCGTCTGATCCTTTAAGTTGATCTGGCATAGCCTGTGCAAATGGAGTAAGTCCCAATGATGGTGTTCGTATGCTGGGGAGCTTGAGTATAACATCATGCACTGATTTATGGCTCTTTCCGTATCTGTAAGTGTATTCTTCGTCCAATGCGAGGGCATAGCAAAACAACCACTCATAGTTATCAAGGCTACTCCTAGCCCAGATCGTACAAGGGTGGTTATGCATTGTTGGAAGATAGGGGAAGTCTCTTGGTTCATTCGTTTTCTTCTCTCGTAGTAGGGCGAGTTCCTCTTTCGTAAGTTTACGAGGAACAAACCCCAAGTATTTATCTACCCAATGATTTGTGCACAGCATTTGTGCAGCCTCTAAAGGCATCTTGACTATATGCTTGTCAACGTGGTACTCTGCACACTTGTCATGGTTTTCGTCTAATATAAAGATATTCATGCAACTATTATACTCGAAAACACACTTTGTGTCAAGAAATATTTACATATTACTTCTATCTTTTTTGACGTGAAAACATTTAACATCAAACTCTTTTTGCCAAGGAAAATAACCTGTGGCTTTATAATCTCCATATATACCGCCTGCTAATAAAATAAAAGGTATACTACTAATCAAGAACATCCAAAGCATCTACTGCCTCCCTTACACTTGGAAAATGACCTCCAATGATATCCCAGCATCTCTTTGCAATCTCTGCGTGTTCTTCTTGAGTTCCGTTCGCCATTCTTAACTTACAATAGTGAATCCAACTACGCAATGTTCCTGCCATATAGAGTGTTGTGCCTGTCATTCCTTCAGGAAGCAAAGCACGTGCCTGCTCTTTCGCAATACCACTATCGAGTGCGCACTCATATGCTTCCCGTGTTAGACGGATTACTTTGTGTTGAGCCATGCTAAACTTTTCATCTATTAGTCGCTGCTCTGCTAACCCTCTATCTATTTTTATACTGTTTTGTCTATTCATAGGGTCTTGCAGGCGTGCTTCTCGTACTTCAAAAGTGTTTGCCTGTGCGTATCGTTGGCTAAACTCTTGAAACGAAAAGCTTCGGTGTCGTACTATCTGGTGGGAGATATCTCTTGTAGTTTCTATCTCTAGCGTAAGAGATACCATCTCGAAAGGACTCCAGTGACCGTGTTTGATTAGGTACTTTAACAATCCTGGAGCTGTTTTATTATTGTTCTGATTATCGGGGTTACTTACTCTAGCACAGTAAGCTACAAATTGATCAGCCGTTTGACACCCCGTGCTTGCAGACGGCTGGCTTAAAGAAAC